CTAAACTGCGTCTGTGGTGATGGTGAAGCTGTCGACGTGAATCCCGGTCGTGGTGGTCGATCCGTTGCCGATAAGCCCGCACGCGCCGAGACTGGAATTGTAAGTGGCGTCGGTTGCCGCAATTCTTTCAACGCCGTCAATCACTGCGCGAATGGTAGAGCCGCGCATGTCGAGGTAGGCGGTGCGTGTGTTGCCGCTCGTGAGGGTACTGTCAACATAGCTTCCCAGAGTTGCCGCACCGGAACCGGAGGCGCTGGAACCGTCAAAGCGTATCAGTGACCATGTTTTCGTGCCGGATGAGAACCGCAATTCGTACCCGGTCATGGATGAATATCCAATTGCCCGCCCGCGAAGGCTCAGTGCCTGCGAAGAGAATGGCAGGAATGTCAAATGCGCGCCGACCGCATAGTCGTTAATCCCGGCCGGTTGAACTGGCGCATCAATCGCACGCGCCGTGCTCTGGAAGAAGATGCGCCCATTTTGCGCGACGACGCCGCTTCCGGAGCGATATGCCCAGTCAAGCGTTGAAACATCGGCTCCATCTGCAAGAGACGCGAAGCTGTCATTAAGGATGCTACCCGTGGTTAGTCCACAGGCGGCCCTTCCCATGGCAAGCCCCAGGCTGCTGGCCCCCTGGTGGATGTAGTGCAATCCGTCGTCAAAGCCCACAATGGTATCCACATAATGAACATTCGTAAGGTCGTTGGCGACATTGCGTTGTGCCGTAGAAACATCCAGCCCGCTCCCGCTTCCTGCATAGGCTGGAACCATGCTTCCTATCACAAACGGAACCGCGGTAGAGTTACCCGTAATTCGTGTGCGCCAGCCATTCACGAGGGCGGTCAAACCATCATAGTACTGCGTTTCCGTTGCTGGCGTTCCACCGCCTGCATCGTTTTCGCCTTGAATCCAGTGCATCGAGTGAATGACGGCCGATGGGTATGCCGACATGAAGGCGTTTACCTGGTTTACTGCCGCAATGTTCAGATTCCCGGTTGGCTCAATCCATTGTGGCGCACCTGTCGTCCCAGAACCGTTCGTCGTGACCAGCGTTGTCGAACCCCACCCGACGGGAATGATGACGATGATGTCGTCGGGATGCTGTGCTGCCACTACTCGGGCAATGTGTTCCGCCGGACTATGATAGTTGGATGCGATCGCATTCTCGGGGAAGTAAAGTGGCAGGACGTTATCCCGCAAAGTTCGGTATGTTCCAGTGTCGCTCGATATGTCCGGATATTGCTTGATATTCGGCAACGCGGCCAGCTCGGAAGAATCGCGCGACGTATATGCGTATCGTCCGACACTGTTGGATTGTCCCGCCATTAGAATAACCTGATAGGTCGGAGGCGCAGGAATATCTACCGTATCACTCTGCGCTGTTGAGGACACCGGCACGCTTGCGGTCACCTTACATGAGATCGCTGTTTCAGCATCAGCCGTCACGAGCGTATACGTGCTGCTGGTCGCTCCACTGATCGCCACGCCGTCCCGATACCACTGGTAGGCATAGGTGATGCTCGCGCCTGTCCATGTTCCCTGAGAACAGGTCAGCGTCTGGCCAACTTCGGCGGTGCCGGTGATCGCCGGGGGGACGGTGTTGACCGGGCCACCTGTGCCACTCACGGCGGATGCGTGACCGGCGAACGGGCCTGAATGACCAGAGAATGCGGGCATGGGCAGATTCCTTCGATTATTGTTGCTTGGCGCCGAGCGTGCGCAGTCCGTCGCGGTCAGTTTTGTAGTCTGCGATCAGTCGCCGGATGGCCGAGCAACCGGGTGTCGGCTCCTGACGGTCACAGGCGGTCTGTGAGAGGGCGTCCAGCTCGGCGGCGGCGCGGGTCTGGAACGCCGGGGAATAGGCGTAGAGGGGCGGCTGAGGCCGCTGTGAGGCTGTCACTACGGGCGGATCAGAACTCGCCGTGACGCAGGCTGTCAGCAGCAGCGTCGGGAGACACAGGCTCAACGCTATCGAGCGCAGCCCGGTCGGTATTCTCCTGTTTGACATGCTCAAGCTCGTTCTGCGCCCGGCCGAGCGCGATATCGTCGTTGCGGGTCTGGGTATCGCCCCCGCCTAAGAGGCGGGAGACGACCCAATTCAGGATGAGGCCAAGGATGGCCTTCATTGCGCTTCGGCCTTGACGATGGCCTCGACGGTCGTGCCCTGAGCCACAGCGTCGGCCTTGGCGTGACCTTGGAAGATCGTGGCCAGCAGGTTGATCGCGGTGGACGACAGATCCTTGCCGATCTCCGGCAGCATCGCCTTAACTGCGTCGTAGGCTACGTCCAGCCAGGCTTCGGGCTTCAGGCCTGACGCCGCGGCGGTCTTGATGGCGTCGAAGGCGGCAGAGGCCAGCTTTTTGACCTCTTCCTCGGTCAGCGCCTTGATCTCCGGCACTACGGGATCGAGAAGCGATTCAACGTATGGCTCCGCGCTGTTCTTGAAGAAGTCGACGATCTTGTCGACCAGCTTGCCGAAAAAGGTTTGATGAAATCCGGTCATGGTTGGGTCTTTCTCTGGAGGTTAAAGTCGCCCGTTGCGCAGTGCATCGAGCAGTTCTGAGATGTTTTCAGTCCTTGGATCTGAAATTTTGCGAGGCGGCGGTTCTTCCTCCTCCCCGCAAAACAGGAATTCCGCCACCAATCCGGGGATGGCGGCGATAGAAGCGGCGATGCGTCTGAACATTCAGGGGTAAACGGAGCGCGGAAGCTCGAAATGGTCGCCGTCGATCAGCGGCTTTTTGATGCCTCGCGCGCGCTGGCGCTTTTTGTAGGCGGTGATCTCGGCTTCAAGGTCGTCGGACAGCTCGGAAAGAGTGCGATCCCAAACCGCGCCCCACACGACAGGAATATGGGTTGCTATGGAGATTTCCCGGAATGCGGAAGCGATCTTTGGGTAGAAGTCCCAGCTCCAGTCGATCTGCCCCTCAACCCACGCTCCAACGTCCACTGCGTGGCCTGTGAGGTGGCGGGAGCGCATTGTCCTGGACTTGCCTTGCTCCATCATCTCCTTCTGCTTAGAGACGCTCCGAAGCCCCTCCAGGACGGTAAAATCGACGGGCGTGACATCAATGGCGCGGCGGACGACGAGGCAGAGGTCAGGGTGGACGCCTGTCAAATGACCAAGCGACTTCTTCGATAGGCAGAACGACATTCAGGGCTTTCTGGGTTTTAGTCGATCGAGAGCGTAACCGTTCAGTTTCACGTGGGACACGGTCTCCATCGAAGCCAGACGTATCTGTTCGGCGACCTGCTGCATCTGAATTGCGATCTTCTGCATTTCCGACGTGTTCTTAATCATGATGGCCTATCCGTTCGTTCAGCTTGGTCAGAGCGATGGCATTGTCCGTCATGGCGTCCTTCGATGCGCCCATGGCTGCGATCAACTGCTTGGCCATGTCGGGCCATGATTTCAGGACAGCCCTCAGTAATATTATATTAAACAAACCGGAAAAACAGAGGCAAAGCATCAGGACGACGATTGCGATATTGTCGTATGACCAGATCCGGGAAAGCCCCTCGGATGTCTCATGGGTAATCGTTATAAGATCATCCGGCGGCAGGGACATGGCATTGAGCCTTTCTGATTGGCCCCGAAAGGCGGATTACGCAGTTATTTGTAGAAGGAGAGGCCCACAGTGCAGGCGCTGTCAGATATAAGGCTGATCGAGGCGAAAGATCCACCAAGGTAGCGGATCGTCGGGTTGATCTCCGACGCGCTGCCATTGGTCACGTCGGAAGCAGGGACCGATGCGGTCCCATTGAACCCTGCGTAGAAGTCGCAACCCTTCGGCGAAAACAGGACGTAGTTCGCGAATTTCGTCCGGCCCATGCTGTCGGTGTATGTCGGCACGAGAGCGGACTCCGCTGTGTTGGCGGCAAGGACGCGCGCATTGACAGTGTCCGACGGGATGATGGCATAGCTGCCGTTCGCCGTTTCTACATGCAGAGCCGTCAGGGCAAAGGCATCAGCGGGAAGGACAGCGAGCATCGCCGCGAAAATCAGGCGTTTAATCATGATTGTTCCTTTTCGTTAATAGTATTCGTCCACGATAATGATCCCGAATGCGCCGTTCCCGCCGACATACGATCCGCTCGCTCCGTTACCCCCCGCGCCGATGGCGATTGGGTAGGTGGGATCGGGATTGTTTATCTCGATTTCGGCGTATTCGCCTGCGCTGCCGCCCGCCGCGCCGGATGACGTCAGGTTTGTTGCTCCAGCGCCGCCACCACCCGAGCCTGAGTTGGCCGCAGCTGCTGTTCCATTTTGTATTCCTGCGGCCCCTGCGCCTCCGAATGGAGAGGAACCGCCGTTTCCGCCTGCGACAAAGCCGAAGCCCCCGACTTGTCCGGGTCGTCTTAAAGTGGCGATACCAGTACCCGGAGTTCCGACGGCAGCGAGTGTAGAGGTTCCTGCGCCTGCCCCGCCCGCCCCGCCCTTGGCGACAATGCCGTTGAAGCTGGTGTTGCCCCCTGCCGTGCCAGTGGCACCCGGAGACGCGCCGCTACCGCCACCCCCTCCGCCACCACCACCGCCGTTCATCCGCACCTCGATCCGGGTGCAGCCATCCGGCCGGTTGTAGGTCGTCCCGCTGGTGAGGATCTGCCGCGTCTTCGTCCTGGAGAAGAGAGGCAAACCAGTTGCCCGCTGGAAGATAGGAAACCTCCAGTTTCCAGAGCCGAGGTACTCCGCGAAGGCCGTGTCACCTGCCTGGGTCTGGATGTCAGTAGAGCCCGGCAGTTGCAGCGCCGTGCTGTTGGTGAGGGTCAGCGACGCGGCGAACTGGATGAAGTAGAGGGGGGACAGGGTGTTCGCCGAACTGCCGAACGAACTGATCGTCGTGGTCCCCGTGATGTTGACGTTATGGCTACCGATGGTGCCGACATCGCAGGTGGATGCAGAGGAGATGTCTTGCTTCGTCCCGAACCCACCCACGGTCAAAGCCCCGAAATCCCTTTCGTCAGTGATGAGATCGTTCGTGATGGCCGTTGTGGTCGTATCGAGCAGGATCTGCGCGACAGGTGAGTACCCGCTCGTTATGTCCGGAGCTGCGGGAGTGACCGACTCCGACCCTGTGATGACAGATATGACGCCGGTCTTGTTTTCGAGGACGACGCGATCGATGCGCGGATGAGAGGCGGGCGCGGTGATGGTCCCGGTGTCCTGAGCGGCAACTTCGGTCAGCGTCTTCCCGTCGAACAGGTCTCCCGGCTCCACGCGGACCGTCATATTCGGTGTCGTCTGCGCGTGGGGTGCGAAGCGATTGATGAAGCGCTTTCCAACGACGCTGTTGTTGTCGATCCCGTTCTTGTACTCGGTCGCCGTCATCGACGTGAAATCGAGAAGCCCATATTCAGCCGTCATCTAATACCCTGTCGCTTTCCAGTTTGCAGTTCCGCCAATGTCTGTCCCCGCCGAATTCCAGATGTGGATCGTGCACCCGGCGGTCGTGATGTCGGCCGCCGTTGCATAGACCGCCGTATCGCTCACCGGTGTCGCTGTGACCTTCGGGATCTCGTGGAAGGTCTGCGGGAAGGTGATTGCAGTCCCACCCGGTGCGATCGCGACCGACTGCGATTGTTCGATGACCGGGGATCGGTCGACCGTGTACGTGAAGTCTGTGAGAGCAGCCACCGACCCGGCTTCGGGAGCGTAGGTGATCCGCATCTTGAGGTAGCGAACCGGAATGGTGCCGATCGTCCACGGCACGTAAACGTCCGGGTCTGACCCGGAAGACCATGCGTCGATCTGAGTTGTTGCTGCAGCGCCGGACGATTCGCCTGGTCCCGCCTGAAACTGGTTTACCGAGTAGATCCGAAGGCTGTTCTCGTAGCCGATGTCATAAACCGGCGTCGTGTACCATGCCTCGGATACGGGATCGGGGACAAAGGTGTCGAAGACGGTCCAGTCAGAGTTCTCATCAGCAAGCGTCGTGCTCTGGGGCACGAGAACGCCCGTCCAGTGCCGGACGAAGTTGTGCAGATCTCCGGCCCATCCCGGCTCCTGCTTCTGAACGGTCGTCGTGTCATTGTTGTTCAGGACAACAAGGTCGAAGGTCGAGATGTCCGGCGAAAGCTGATCGGCGATATCCCGCGCTCTGATCCCGAACGTCCATGTCCCCGGGGGAACCGCGGCGTTCGTCATCTCCGTGCCTGATCCGGCCTCGGTGAGCATCGTGAAGTCGCCCCAGTCGGTCGATCCCTGTGGCGCGTAGCCAATATCGTAGCCCTTCAGGGCGTAGTCGCTGACCTTCGACCAGGAGAAATTGACCGAGTTCCCGTTCTGCTTGACAACGAAGTTTCTGACGTTACCAGGTACAGGCGGCCCCTGAACGACGTAGGTGTAAGGGTCGATGTCGGCCAAGGACTGCTTGCCACCACCAACGGTGTTGAAGGAGGCGAGCTTCACGTAGATCGTTTGGCCGATCTGATCCTTGTCGTAGGAGTAGACGAACTTGGAGTCGTCCATCCTTGCGAAGCTGGCGCCAAGGGCGTGTGAGGCGATCGCGGTTCCGAAAAGCCCGCGCCGGAGATATGTCAGGTCATACTTGCTCGTGGCCGTCAGCGTCGCCGTCTGGTAGGCCACCAGCTCACCATCGACATAGCACAGCGTATTGGCGTGATCGGCGTCGTCCTTGGTTCCAGACAGCAGCGTGCCCGCGCTTTCTGTGAGATCGACGCTCAGCGTGCTGAGGGTATCTGGGTCAGTCGTCGCCGGGATCGCGGATGACAGGATGCCCTGGCGTGACTTCCCGTTGATCGTGCCGACGAACTTGTAGGTGTCCCCATCCGTCGAGATGTGAATGTCCGCTCCACCCCAGTTCTCTCCGCCGGACACGGCCATCCATACTTCGATGCCGGAGGCGGAGAGTTCGACTGGCGCGTCAAATATGATCGGCTCGTTCGCATCACCGGGGTCGGCGTTGTAGTCGGCGCTGTATCCCGCCCCGGTCGAGTAGGAGTAAGCGGCGGCGCTACCTGTCCCCGATAGGTATTCCTCCGCTGTAAAGGTCAGCGTGCGGTCGTCGTTCTCGGTGATATCGATGATCCGCACCCACTGACGATCAAGGTCGAGTCCCGGGTCGGTGAGAGTGACGATATCCATCGGGTCGAGCAGGATGTACCGCTCGTCCGTCGTGAACGTGTAGACATTCCTAGCGGACTGCCGCTGAAGCTGAAGCTGGACCGACGTCCGGGCTGCGCCGGGGTCGGCAAACATGTGGGTAGAGGATGCCGCGCTAGTCCGAAGCCCATATCGGTCGATTGCGGCCTGGTCCTTCGCCTCGACCATGTCCGTCGCGTAGGAGTTGGATCGATTGTCGTATTCCAACTGGATTGCATTGACGGCGTCGGACGGTCTCTTCCTGGTCAGTTTGACTGGATCATCGTCGATGGCGATGAAGTCGTCATCTGTCAGGTCGTAAAGCGGTTCAGACGGCGGCGTGTAAGTCTTGCCGTTGCCGGTCAACTCCTCATCCCCGAAAGGAACGAGCGTCAGCACGCCTTCGGACCAGACGAATTCGCTGTTCGTGGCGGTCGCGAGATCGGCCAGAATCGATGACGCCGTGGCTTGCTGCGACAGCTCGAACGAAACCAGAAGCCCGGCGGCGAGCGTGTAGTCCTGATACTGTGTCAGATCTCCAATCCGATCGAGCGGGAAACCCGCGCCGTGGTGTGGGTTCGACAGGAAGTCGGAGACGACCTGTGACGGGTCGGCGTCTGCCTTTCCGACGACGGTATCGGCGTACGGTCCCTTCACCTCGTAATTGTAATTCGAGAGGTTCGGGCTGGATCCGAGATCGAGAGAGGCGACTGCCGCATAAGCGATGCCGCGGTAGTTCAGCGCCTGGTCTGGATGGACCGACGTCAGATAGCCCCATGCCTCCTGGTCGTACGAACCGTCGAAGCCGTACTGGTTCCCGTTGACCGAATAGACCGCCTTGTCGACCCAGAAGTTCCCGAATCCGACGATAGGACCTTCACAGAGGCCGAGGCAGACTGACGCGCTGTAGGTGTAGCTTGTGGAGCTGGCCGACCCGCCGCCCTTTCCTCCGCTGGCGGAGGAGGTGTGAGAGATCGCCTGGAAGTCGCCAAACCAGATGAGGTTCGGGGCGATCCTGATCGTCCCGTAGACCAGCGGCACGACCTTGCCATAGCTCGACGTCTGCACAGACAGCCCCGTGTAGGCCGGCTGCTGCTGCGCCTGCGATTTTGGTTTCCCGAAAAACGACATGTCTTACCAGAGCGAGAGGAATTTCACCGCACGGCGATCATTCCCCACGAACATCAGCCAGCGCGCGGAATCGGCGTTCTCTTCGATGACGACCCCGGCCCGGGTGTGGGCATGGATGATGCGCGGCCACTGGCTGACGATCGCGGCGTGGGAGAAGCATCGCCCGAACTGCCAGAGAGCGATGTCTCCCGGTTCGGGTGTGTCGACCTCGCGCATGTATCCAAGCAGCCCTTCAAGATACGTTTCGGCGCCGCGGTGGAGGTTGAACTGCGGCGAGTAAGGCGGGATGACGATGTCCCTCGGGATGATTCCGACGGCCTGGCCCGTCCGAACGATCAGCATCAGGCAGTCGACACCGGCCCCTTTTACGCCTGATCCATGATGGTATCTGGTCCCAATCCATGTCCGCGCCTCGGCAACCACGTCATTGCGGATTAGAGCGATGTCTCTGGCTGCGGAATGAATGGGAAGCCTCTGAAGTTGTCGATGTTCGAGAATTTCGCTGAGCAGGTTGTGCGAAGCTTGTCGCAGCCTGGGTAAATCGTGAATCCGTCTCCGGATGACGGTGCCGTCGAGAGTGGCGAAGCCAGATTGATCGTCGACGGCGAACCGTGAACGTAAGATTTCACCGTGACGCTTTCACCGCTGTCGAAGGTGAGAACGCCGAGATCGTAGTAACCGCTGTCCGCGTCGAGCGTGGCGGTGATCTGGGTTTTCGTCGCCGAAATCACGGTCGCTGCCACGGCGTAATCCGCCTTCGAGAGAGCGCAGCTCGCGTCGAAAAGAGAGTTCATGCAGCCCGGCATGTACAGGTTGCGCGGCATCTGCTGGTTCAGAAGCTCAAGGTGACTGGCGATCTGAAAGGTGGCCTCAGATCTTCCGGCATCGATCTCGGCAACACGGCCAACGAACATCTTGACCGTCCCTGCCGAGGTATCGCCGTAGGTCGGCATGTAAGCCCGCTCAAGCGTCAGTTCCGCGCCGTCGAACACGCCGATCCTGCAGGCGGCCAGGAAAGGATTGCCGTTGATCTCCGCCTGGCGCGGGATGACTGAGAACTGGAGCGTTTCCACCTCCAGCCCGCGCTTCCATGAACAGAGTGCGCCGTCACCCTCCCGCTCAAACAGCGCGCCGGACACGCCCCCGGACTGGTAGATGTAGCCGTTTGCCGTGATGTTGACGTCCCCGGACGTGTATCGAAGCACCTCCCCTGTAATCAGAGTGAAGGTAAACAGGTCGGCGCTCCAGAACTTCCGGGAGGCAAGGAGGGCTCTAAGTTCTGGGGTTGAGGTTTTCATTTGACCGAGGTGAAGGCGACGCTCTGGGCGTTCCACATCATCTTAAGGAAATTGTTGAACGAAAGCCGGTCCTCGTTGAACCGGCACGGGAAGTAGAACGAGAAATCTGCGGAGACGACCGCCCCGCTATCGGGCGCGGTATCGAAGGTGACGACTCCGGGAGAGGACGATCCCCATGGAGAAACTGTCCATCCATCCGCTTGGTCAACGCCGTCGAGATAGATGTGATTGACGACGTTGGGGGCGAGGATCGGTTCGATGAATCCGCCGAATTCCCGGACCAGTTGGAAGGCGGTTGTTGTTCCGTCCCCCGTGCCGATCTGGTGCGATGCGGCGTTGTCCTCTGCATCCTGATAAAGGAACGTGTCGAAGCGGCCCTGCCTCGAATTGAAGAAGCCTGCAAGATCCTGAAATTCGTTCAGATCGCTGCGGAGCACGTCGTATGTCAGTTCCCACTGCCATTTCGGATATGACCAGTATCCGATCGCCGTGTCCTTCCCTGAGACCGAGGTCTGGATGTTGTTCGACCATATGGGCGTGCGGACGACGTCGAAGCCGAGTCCGACAAGGGAGGGGAGAACGGCTGTGGACATTACCTTCCGAGGCTCCGGTTCCCGTCACGGTGCGCGCTGGCGACAGCCGCAGCGAGAGTGTGTTTGTTGTTCTTGATCCAGCGTCCGACAGACGGTCCGTCCCATGCCTGAAGATGGACGTGCACATCACCGGACGAACTGCCAAAGCCGCCGTTTTCCCGAAATCCTTCCGCGAAGGTCTTCGGCATGATTGTCTCGCCCTGGTGGACCATCGCCAGCGTGTCCGAGGGCAAATCCCATGCGCCGACCGCGAAGCCGGGTACGGCGGCCTGAAAGGCCATCGTAGAGGCGTAGGCAGCCGATGCAGCGGCGGGGGCAAGCTCCGGGCCGATGATCGGTATGGCGGCGGTTGAGGCGAAGGCGGCGGACCCGGCGACCGCAGCGTTGGCGCCGATCTCCGTTCTTGCGCTTGTCGCCGCCGCCTGCGTCCCGACGATCTGGGATACCAGCCACTTTGCGGCCATGTCCTCGAACACGCCGAAGACCGCCTGGCCGAGGCCGAGGAATATGTTCCCCACGGCCTGACCGAAGGTCTGCGTCCCCTGGATCATCCCCATCACTGAGGAATTGAAGGAGCTTTTCAGGCCGCTGAAGAATCCCGTCCACTTCTGCTGTTGTTGGGTGATCGACTGCGCCTCGATCTGGCGCATCTCCATCTCGTGCTTGCGCTGAAGGACGAGAATCTGGCTTTGGATCTTCTGGTATTCCTTCGATCCCTGTTGCCAGAGCCGTTCCTTCTGCTGCAGGGCCTGAAGCTCAACCAGATACTCCTGCTGCTTCAGCTTCTGGAGATCCTGCATTTCCTGCGTGGCGCTGATCTGTCCAAGCTGGCGCTTGAGCTGAATGCTCTGCTCCTGAATGGCGTAATCCTGCTGTGCGACTTGCTGCGCGCCATCCAGATCGGACAACCGCGCCTGTCGCTGCGCTTCGGTGGCCGCGCGCTGCTCTGCCCGGAGCTTGTTGGTCGTCTCCCGGTAGAGAGCGCCTTTCTCGCCCTCTGTCCGGCGGACAAGATCGACCTCCTGCTGGGCGATACGGACGCGCTCGGCGCTGCCGGTCTGGTAGGCGTCCATCTCCTGGTCGATGGTCTGAAGCTGGCTGCGCAGTCCTTCGTCGGCGGCGCGGCGCTTGACGGCGGCAATCTTCTCCTCGATCGCGGCGACGTTCTGGGTCTGCTCCGCCGCCCTGCCTGTGTCACCGAGGGCGTTCGCGGCAGACAAGGCCCTTTGCGCCTGCGCCAGCTTGTCCTGCCACTGGGACAGTTCGGAGCTGTCCACCTTCAGCTGGCGGGTGAGCTGGTCCCCGTGCGCGAGTTGGACATTCAGGTCCTTCAGCGCATCTATGGCGGCGCGGGATACGTAGGTGCCTTCTTGGCTGGTGCCTGCCTGAAGCTCTTTCGAGATGTCGCTGACAGCCTTGGCTTGCTGGTACAGGTCCCCGCCGCCTCCCATCGACGCTTTGAAGCGGTCCATGAACGGAAGGGACACCATGACGCTCTCGGCGTCATTGAATTCACGGATCGCGTCTGTCGCCTTGTGTATGGCGTTCGGAAGTTGCCCTTCGAGCATGGCGATGACGCCCTGCATCGCTTTCGCCAGAAAGCCCATCCCCTCGTCGGCGAGGTCCTTCGTAGCCTTCTCCAGATAGCCGAGTTCCTGGCTGGTCGCACCGGCGGTATCGCCGACCTGCAGCATGTGCTCGATCGTCCTGAGCGTGTCAGGATCGTTCCGCTCCATCTGCTCGCGGAGCATCTCCAAGGCACGGGCGGGATCGCTGAAGGCCGTTGCCTCAAGCTTCGCGGCAGCCTCGACGCTGTGCAGCGATGCGGCAAGATCGGGCAGAAGGCGGTTCGCGCGCTCCAGATCGCCGTTGTGGAGACTGACGATGCCGTGCAGCTCGGCAACCGCGGCATGGGCTTCCTTGGCCGAGTATCCATATTCCTTCAGGTGTTCGACCGACTGCTCGATCTCCTTCGGATCGAACAGGTAGGCGTTTCCGGTCCCTTCCATCGTCACCCGGAGGTCGCGCATGTAGGCGGCGGCTTCGGCTGACCTGATCGCCACCACGCCGACGACGGCCGCAAGTGCTGTGAGGGCTGCTATCGGTGGATTGCTCAGTGCCGTGAACATCGTCCCGAACAGGGAGTGGAGCGTCTTGCTCTGCTCCGCCAGAACCATGAACGATCCCGGCATTCGGGAGAAATTGCCGGTGATGGCTTCGTGGGCGAGGACGATCAGTTCGCGGCGCGCGCCTACCGTGGCGTGCTGCACCGCCCCCATAGACTGATTGACCTGCTGTAGGGCCTTCGCCCCGTCGGCGGAAACAGCCCGGACTTCCGAAAGGGACGATCCGAGGGTGACAAGTTCCTTGCCGCTCGATTTCGCTGTATCCGCGGCGTTGGAAACCGCGTCAGAGACAGCTTGAACGGAGGCCTGCGTATCCTTCGACGCCTTGGCGACACTCCCGTCAGTGACGGCGCCGAACCTTACCTCGACGTTGTTGTCACTCACGGGGTTATCCTATCTGCGGCAGGTTTTCGACGCCTGACCGCTGCTTGGTCTTCGGTTTGATGCCTGCTTTCGCGGCGGCGATGATGTGCGGCGGTGGATGGATCTCCCAGTAGCGGTAGAGAGATTCAAGCCGCGCCATGGTGATGTGGTCTTCGACATAATCGATCGTCCAGCCTGTCGACTGGCAGACATGGATTATGATGTGGTCCCAATCGACGGGTTGCCCGTCGCCGCCGCCTCGGGCTTTTTTTCGACCATCCCCGCCTGCTTCGCGATCACTGCATAAGCAGAAACAAGGTCGTCAACGGTGATGTGCAGATCCTCGAAGGCCGGCCGGCTCATCGGTGTTGCCTTGAAGATGGCGGTGTAAGCCATCGTCGTGAGGTCGCTGATGTCCGCCTCAAGCAGAGCATCGACCTTCATGGATGTGAGGCGCTGCGCCGCCGGGACAACGATCTTGATTTGCCCCAAGGTAAGGGGGGGCACAGGATAGTCCTTGCCCCCCAAAGTGATTGTCACGGTATCCATTACGTGCCGATGCCCATTGTGAAGATGCGGTCGAGGTTGTCAGCGAAGCAGCTGAAATCGAACTCCGACAAAGCGAAGTCGGTGTTCTTGAACGGGAATGTCAGCTTGCTCGAAATGCAGCGGTGCAGGCGCATCGTGGTGTTGGTGCGCGCGCCGAAGTCGTTGAAGCCCTCCTGAAGGAACAGCTCGAACACCGGCTGGTCGCCCATCAGGGCGTTGGTCAGGGTGATCTGCTGGCCCGTGGTCGCCTTGTAGGTGTAGGAGATCAGAACAGAGGCGTCGGCGTCGGCGGAGGCAAAGGTGTAGGTTCCTGTGTCGGTGTCGATGCTGTATTTCCCCGACGCTTCAGAACCGGCATCAACCTGGGTCAGTTGAACGCCCGTGCTGGCGTAGTAAACGCCCATGTCCGAGACGAATCCGGTGTGGTTGGTGACCTGTATGTCGTAGGACGTCGAAGACGGGACCGCACCGGCCTCAAGCTCCACCAGTTTCTCATATCCCGTGGTGTCGATCGTCCCCTGTTGATAGACGCTGTTGATCAGATTCAGGTCGATCTGTCCGGTCTTGGCTTTACCTTCGACCTTGCCCTTCCCGCGGCCGATGGCGACCGGGTACTGGTTCTGGCCGTAGAGCATCGCGGTATCCGAGGACACGTCGATCTCGATGTCCTGCAGGGTTCCGACCTTTACGGGTGTCTTGCCATCGACAAGGGCGATGACCGACCCCGCGCCGAAGGCGTAGGTTTTCGTCGTCATGTGGTCTCCATGGGGTTAGGGGATAAGGATTTTCAGGGGAATGCGTGCCAGGCCGATGCCGTCGAGATCGCCGGGCGTTTTCTCGATCTGACCTTCGATCCAGCAATGTGAGACGAGGCCGCCCAGTGTCTGGACACGCGGGTGCGGCGGAGGGTCTGGTGAAAGGGCGTCGTCGATCTTGTCCAGCAATCCGTTCAGGACAGTGACGGGAACGGTGTTCTGGTCGACGCCGTCGCAGATGTAGACCCACAGCTCGACGTCGAAGGTGGTCTTGCTCGGCAGGCGCTCGGTCTGGGCGTAAGCCTCGGAAGGCTCGATGATGAAGAGGGCAGGCATTTCGGCATGCGGCACATCTCCGAACATCCGCAGCCTGCGCGAGACGGTCTTGAATTCGGGCATGGAAAGCTTTGCTTTCAGGGCTTCCATGATCGGCTCGCGGTTCATTTCAGCCCGTCCGTGACCGCCTGGTTCATCCGCTCGATGATCTTGTCTTTCATCTCGGCGAGAGATGGCCGCATGAACGGGCGGGCGGGGATGTTGCTGCCAGGGTGATTCACCCTGCTTGCGAAGACGGTCTTTCCACCGGATTGGAAGGCAAGCGCCTGAGCGTTCTTCGGGACGATGACGTGCGGGGACGTTTTCCCACCGAACTCGTGGATCGCCCCGTACTTGACGTTCTTGCTGGAGTAGACCCGCCCGACGACGGAATCGTCTGTCGAGGTCACGTCGTGGCTGATGCTGTCCCGCAGGTTCCCGGTTCTGACCTTCAGGACCTGACCACTCAGCTTGCGCTTCACGCGCGCTTCGAGCTGCAGGACCAGAGAGGTCGTCGCTTTGGTCAGATTCGCCTTCACCTTGTCCGGCATCGCCTCCAGCTTGGCGATCAGCTGGCGGTCGCCTGTGATGTCGACGGTTATCATTTGCGAAGAGTCGGCCCCTGTCCGGGCTTGAACGTCTCGACCTTCTTCCTGCGGGTGCGGGGGAACGTCGGGGCGTGGGCCAGCCCGACGATGTAGCCGAGCAGGAGCATCGACAGGCAGATGAAGAATGTCATAGCGGGACCATTCGCTTGAAATTGGCCAGCCCATCACGGACGAAGTCCGGCATGGATTTCAGGCTGTATGAGACGGTTTCCTGACCGGCGAGGCTCTTGGATGCGTGCCCGATCCGGTCTTTGTACCGGTAGCGTTCGCCGACCAGCTCGATACAGGCCTCTTCGAGGACCGAGGGGACGTAGCTGTAGGAGATCAGAACTTCCGTTCCCGTGTTCCCGAAGGCATAGACGCCATCGGCAACGCTGTACTGACCGGCTGATGGGTTGGCAGCGACGTTCGTCAGCGCGATGCCGTTTGCGGTAACGCCTCCGTCGGCAGCCCATGAACCATAGGGAGCGTCGACAGCGACGGAAGTGTCAGAGGTATGAGCTTCATCCGCGACGAAGAATCCTGCGTCATAGACGACGGTGCATTGCCCTTCGAACCGGTATCCGATGAGAGTGAGCAGGGCAGGTTTTCCGGGTGGAGAATCGTCGGTGTCGAATGACCAGGCGGTAGAGGGGATTGCGGCCCCGCCGACAGTTACGCTTGAAACCTTGATGACTGGGTAGTTCCTCAGCATCCGGGTCGACTTACAGTTGCCAGAGAACGTCTCGGTATACGTCTTCTTCAGGATGTAAGGTCGGTTGATCTGAGAGAGGATCCACTGACTGACCTGCCCGATAAGGCGCGTGAGCATGGCGTCGTCAGTGTCGGATGAGACACCCAGCCAGGTCTTTGCTTTATCGAGCGAGGTCAGCATCAGCGTTATGAGGAAGGTGGAGAGCTGACTTTTCTCGCCATGTCGACTGACCAATCAAAGTAAACGGTGGCTCGTTTGATTGTTTGCTCAGCCGATAAACCATGCTCAATGGCGTATGCGCTGGCCAGTCGTAACGGTTCGAACATCAGGTCTAATGATCCTGAGTCAAGATTAATTGGTCTATTGTCGGATTTTTCATCGGTCATATTGGGCATTCCTTCAAGGTGAAAGAGGGCGGGATTACCCCCGCCCTCCAATGGTTAGACCGCGATGTTGGTGATGACGCCCATCGCCCACGGGGCGTACACGGCCAGACATTCGTCTGTGTACACGCCGTATTCCGTGGCGAGGGTGCGCTTCGGCCAGTCGGTCGAGAAGTAATCCCGGCGGCACAGAACCTCGGCGACCGCAGGGGTCTCGTTGTTCTTGTACCATGCCGGCAGTTCCGTCGCCCAACCAGTGATGACGCCATCCGGCAGGTTGGGGTGGATGTTGATCGTGGCCTTCCCGCCGCCGTAGGGATTCCCGACGGGGCTGAAGTAGGCCGCGACGCGACCGCCACCGGAGATCTCCATGTCGCCGCTGTTCGCGTCTTTGTTGAAGCGCAGAAGCGGAGCGGAGGCGTTGGTGAGGATCTTCTTGTACACGGCGTTCGCTGTGCGGGAGCTCATGTACAACTCGGTGACGCCGACCTTGTAGGTATCCCACATGGTCAGCATCATCTCGTTGATTTCCTCGATCCCGCCCGCGTTGTCAGCGGTCAGCGAAGTTCCGGTCCCGGCGGTGCCGGTCGCGAGGGCCTTGTAGTAGGCTCCGCTTCCGGACTTCAGTGCGGACATCATCAGACCGTCGAAGGCAGCGACCTGGTTGGAGCCAGATCCCGTACCGTCGTTGTAGCTGTGGTCGCCGGTGATGGCGTCCGCGGTCTGACGGCCGGTGAGGGTGACGGTATCCAGCAGGACGCTGTTGATGGTCGTGATCTTCTGAAGATACAGCGACGCAGCAGCGTTCGTCGTACCGACATACCAGGCGTAGCCAACGGCACCACGGATAGCCGGGGTCGTCGCAGTCAGGGCGTTGCCCGTCGTGACGGCCTGGGTGGCGATCGCGGATTTGTTGGAGCTGCCCCCGTTCACGGTATAGGTCTTGCCGTCCGCAGCCGTGACCGTTGTGGCGTTGACCACGCCGTTGGTCACGCTTGCAGCCGCGAAGCCTTCAGCCGTCAGAGCAACCACCGCCACGTAGTAGGTCGTGTTCAGTGCTGCGCTTGCCAGTGCGACGGTTCCGGTCGTCGGCGTCGTCGGCGTACCAAGCTGGGTGCTGCGGTTACCGAAGAGCAGAGCGGGCTCTTCCTTCAGCATGAGCTTTTCCAGGGTCAGCAGGCGATCAAGCGCCAGCATGTCTTCGAGGCCTTGTCCGGCGAGTTCAGCCTGCAGCGTGATGCTGCCTTCTTCACCGAGCGTGGTGTAGGTCGCGAAGGCGTCCTGAACGCTGATGCTTTTCACACCGGAGCGAGTGCCTTCCGGCAGATAACCCATGCCGTCGATGCCGGAACCGAGAAGGCCGTTGATGACCTTCCAGTTGCACGCCTTGCCAGGGTTGGGGCGGGAGCGGCGTGCCAGCTTCTCGCGGATCGGCGTCAGAACCGGGACGTGAAGAAGGGCAGGCGCACGCAGGTCGTACCAGACAGCACCGGTGGACGTGGTGATGCCGGCCTTGGCCAGTGATCCCATGTCCTGGGCTTTGCTGAGCGCATTGCGCATCGCGACGACGACTGGGTCCGTCGAAAGTTCATAGTCCATAATATTCTCCGTTAGCTTAAATGGGGGATCGGCTTACTTGCCGTGTTCGATGGATTTCCGAGCAAGAGCGCGTGCCCGTTCCGGCGGCAGGTGCTCGTACTTCGACATGTCGACCTCGACGGGAGCATCGGCGCCGGACGCCTTCTCCTCGTGGCCTTTGAAGACGACGGTTGGATACCTGATGCCCTTGGCCGGAGCCGGTTGGGCCTCAAGGTGCTCGATCCGCTTGTTCAGGGCCTCCATGGTCTCTGTGACCTTGGCGACCGCTTTGGTCATCGCCTCTTTCTCGGCGTTGGCCTGTTCAAGCTTTTCGAGTGTCTGGGTGTGTTCGGACTGGAGCTTCTCCAGGTCAGTTTCAGCAGAGACGAAGTCCTTCAGGAGATCATCCTTGCCCGTGACCTTGCGGAGCGCGTCGACCTGGCCTTGGGTGAGGCCGTCGGCCTTGTCCGCGGTGAGTTCCGAGGTCTCCTCGTCGACAAGGCGCTTCAGGAAGTCGCACAGGCTACCGAGGATGGTCTGGAGATCGGCGGGCAGTGAGGATCCATCTGCCTCGTAAACCGCTTCCCACTGGATGCTTTCCTGCAGCCAGACAAGATCGTCGATGACGCAGGCCAGCCGGGCGATGTCGTAGATGCCTTTCGTCAGGCTTGCTTTGACCGTGCCGATGGCTTTGGTCAGGGCCGCAGCCTTCTCCTCAGGTGTCAGCGCCTTCTGCGCGGGCTCATCCTGTGCAGGGTCGGTTGCTGTTTCGTCGGACTTTGCGGTATCGCCCTCTTCCGTCTCGCCGGCGGGCTCATCGGTCTTCTGTTCAGATTCTCCCTCATCGGCCTTGGCCGCTTCAGGTTGCTCCTTCGCGGCGAGCCTTTCCTCAGCGCTCTGCAGTGCTTTGGTCAGCGGCGCCATGGCCTCTTTGACCGCGAGTTCGACGTTGTGGCTCACAGCGTCGGCCTTCTTGGTGAAGGTCTGGCCGTCTTTCGCTTTCCAGACTTGTTCAAGGGATACGCCGACTTCCTCGGCGTCCTTCACGACCTGGAATTTGCGGAGTTCGTGCGATCCGTCGGCTTTGATGTAGTCAAACGTCGCAACGGGGATGCAGGGTTTGTCGACCAGAGAGACCTCGACCATCTCCGGGATGTAGCGCTTGAGCGCTGCGTTCGACGGGTCCTGCCAGCGCTTGACGTATTTCCCTCCGATGCTGAAGCCGGTATAGACACCTTCCTCGACCTTCGCCCATTCGGCGTCGTCGACGATTTTCGCGCAGCCCATGATGGCCTTGTTGGCGTCGTCGAAGGTAATGTCGGTAAGCTTCCCGCATGCGTGGGAGCCGTGCATGACGCGGACATTGCCCTTGCTCTTCCCGTCGGTGACTTTCTCGAACTCAGAAGACCAGGCCTTGAAGTACGGAACAGAGCCTTCGTAATCGAGGATCTCGTTGGCGTGGTCAGGCACCTCAGCCGCAAGGCATCCGTAGACAAGACGTTTGGCCGCATCGACCTTTTGGATGGGTACGAAGATGTTCAGATTTTCCATGGTGATTCCTCTGGGCATAAAAAAAGCCCCGGAACGGGGCGGGCTGGTGAAATGCGAGTCAGTCCTCGATGACTGATACTGTCGTGCAGTGGCAGCGCGGGTGACTGGGCGTTGTCATGCTGCCGTCCGGAAACGTGTCTTCAATCTCGATCGGCCCGGCGAGCGCGTTCTCGACGCAGATCGGGCAGGCCCCCTCGTGATCGAGCCATTCCTTCTTAATCTTGATGCCGAGATCCTTCGCGATCTCTCGGCCTTTCTGCGCGCCATTGCCGTTCGCGAAGGCGGTTTCAGTATCGGCGATCAGAAGCGCGCGCTCGGGTGAGAACGCGTAGTCTTTCGCAATCCGGTCGGCGACGCCGAGGATGTCTGTCTCCTGCAAGCCCTGGGCGATGGTCTGCCGGAGCATGTCGCGCGTTGAGTCGGTGATCTGCGTGACCAGCTCCGCAGCATGTTTCGTCGCCCATGTCGTCGATCGTGCGTCGACCTGGCCGAACAGGCCCATGTCGGTCAGCGCCGCGTTCGTGACGTCCGTTGCGAGATCGTCGAGCGCGCCGGAGATCGCCTTCACCTCTTTCAGGTCGAAGAGGTTGATGTCGTCTGCGATGGACTTCGCGCGCTGCTTGCGCTTTTCGTCCTCATCATCGGCCTTTCCGACGACTGCCATGCCCCGAAGCTGGGACGCGACATGGTGCGCGGCCCGGTCGAAGACGGCATTTACCGTGTCACGGATAGCGCTGTGGGCCTTGATGGCCGCAGGACGCTTGAGCGGGTCGGAGTACTTTTTTTTTAAGCCGTGGGCCTTTGCTGGTTCCTCGTCGTCCGGTGCGCCTTCAGCTATAGCCTGCCGTGCAGCAAGAGAGGCATCTTTCGCAGCGGCGATGTCTTCTTCGGTCGGGAGGGCAACAAAGCCTGCTGCCGTCTGAAGGCCAGGCGTGTCGCCAACCCCCTCATATGGATCAAGGCCGTCCTGCGACCGCGCCTCGTTGAGGGTTATGACGCCGCGCTGGAGCTTGATGCTCTGGATCTCAGCGGCAACTTTCGGATCGATCTCCTTCTCATTGAGCCATGCGAATTCGATGTCCGTGGCGCCGAAGTCATGGAAGATGACCCGGTCGATGATGCCTTTCACCCACTTCTGGATCGGGGCAAGGCCCTCTTCAAGCGCGGCCTGCTGTGCCGTTTCCGCGGTCGCCCTGTTGACCTGTTGCACGAAGGCGGAGGGCGGAAGGCTGAAGGCGTAGCAGATGACGCGGGCGAGCCATTCGTCGTACTGATCCTTCAGAGGCGGCTGTACGATCTGCTGAAACGAGTCTTTTTGTCCGGGCAGGAACTTCGCTCTTCTGCGCTCAGCGAGGTCCCCCACATGGAGCGAATCCCACAACTCCTGGAAGGACTTAAACTGGTCCGGGTTCCAGGTATCGGGTAGCCAGAACACCCCGTCCGACACGTTGCCGTCGGTGTAGTAGGTCAACTGGCTCGTGGCACGCCGAATCGCGATGTTGACCGTGACGAGAACCTGCTCGACCGGGCTGTATCCGAGCGGCGTCCGATTCCGGACGTTCCGGGGAGCGAAGATCAACTCGTCGGAGGTGAAATCGATCGCCGGGACGCCCTTGATGACCTGCTGATACGCAGGGCTGGGGGCCATCGGCCGGCGCCCGGTTTCGTCGATGACCGGGAAGATCGTCGAGCCATCGAGAAGGTCGAGCGAGTAGAGCCGGTCCTTCCTGTCGAGGCGCTTATAGATCGACACCGCATCGAGGACGAAGTGGTCTTCGAGTAGCGCGCGCAGCCAGCCCGACCAGTCATGCTCCTTGTCGGGATACATGAAGAAGTCGGTCAGCTGCTTTATGCGTGGGTCGTCATCGGTGGTCGTGGAGCCTGCGCGCGGGCGGATCTGCCACTCCAGCTTCTCCATCTGATCCTTGCGGGTCTCGATGGCCAGGCGGAGGATGTCGCACGTCTCGGACAGAGCAATCAGGGTCTCGTACGAGTTGCCCCTGCCCGTCCGTGGTTGGAAGCGGGTGTTGTAGCCGACGGGAAAGTCGAAGGCTCTGGGCTGGACGGTCTCAGGAGCGACCGGACGGATCGGCTGAAGCGGGGACATCCACGTGCCGGGCATGACGCCTGAGATCACGTACTGGGCGGCTTCCTTGGCTCGCGCCAGGAGCGACGGGTTCGCGGCAATCGCGCTTACGTCTGTCTCCTTCCCTCCCTTCGGCGCCATGGATTGGTCTTAGGCCTGGGCGGCTTCTTCAAGCGTTGCGTCGTCACCTTCATGATCTGCAGGCTCCGGTACATCCGCTTCGGCAAGGCCTTCACCGGCTTCCTCTACGGCTGAATCGGTGGGCGTGTCTGAAGGGGCTTCGCCGAGTGTTGCGGCTGTCTCCCCTGCGGGTGTTTCGCCGACTTCGTCGCTTTCAGTCGCCTCGACGCACACGCCGGCCTTGATCTGGATGACGGCGACGTCGAACGGAACGTCGCGAATCAGGCCATCTGCGCCAACCGCGTGCGTTTTCCCATCGAAGTACAGACTCTGCCCGGGTTGGGCCTTCAGCGTTACAGTGGCGGGGAGCGTCGCAGTCGACGCGCCGGCGGCAAGAAGTTCCGATACGTCGGCGATGTGGACATCCCGAATCATCCCTTTGTCGTCGGCGACGTAGCGGCGGCTGAGGGTCGTGCTGAATTCCTGGCCTGGTGTTGCCTTCATGGCGATCATGGTGGTGTGCCTTTCTGTTGTTGAACCTGCTCCGCTGCGAATTGCAGGAAGCCCATGCCAGGCCCGGAGCGTTTGATGACTTTGGACAGCGCGTAACGGATCGCGTCGATGTAGTGGTTATGCTTGTCGATGATGTCCGGCATGACGTCGCCGGTCAGTTTTTCTGTCTTGTATGAGTAAAGCTGGGCTTCCTGGATCGTCCCCTTGCATTCGGGGTGAATGACGATTTCCTCGAAGCCGCGCAGGAATGCGATGCCGTCCTCGACGGAGCCTTTCCACTTCTCTGCTCCGACCATGTTGAGGCCAGCACCGCAGACGTGGCTGATCGTTTCCGGCCGCGCGCTGTCCGCGTAGATAATCTGGTTGCCGAGTTCCGGGATCTTCTTCCGGAAGGCGGGGGCAATCTCGTTGTTCTCCAGCTTGACCTTGCCGAAGTCGCGCTCGACGTAGAGCGTCCCCTGCGTGCCCTTACCGGCTCCGATGATCCAGCACCGAACGATGGTCGTCGGGTCTGCTGCGTATCCGAAGTCTGTCCCATGGTAGGGACCGGCGGCGTTGTCTGGAATCGCCAGTTCGCCGCGGCGCCACTTCCCGGAGAGGATCTGGGCGGCGGAGGCGACGCGGAAGGCCCCTTCCCACACCCACTCGTAGGCGTCGGGGTCTACGCGCTGCAGGTGATCCTTCTCGGCCCGCAGCTCCTCAGTGAAGTGCGGGTTGTCTCGCCAGCTCACCATCCGGACGATTGAGTTCGGCGGCGGATGCTTTACGAACCGCTGGTAGGTCGGGTCCTTCTCCTGGTCCGGGTTGAACGATACCCAGATCTCCGACCCCTTCTTCCGGATCGTCGGGATCAGGATGTTCCAGGAGGCGGCGCTGACGCACTCAGCCTCTTCGACCCAGACGATATCGGCCCCTTCGAGGCCCTTGATATTCCGGATGTTCGTCTTCAGGCCGACGAAGCGGAAGGACGATCCTGTCGTTCGGCAGGTGATCGTCGTGTCAGTTACCCTGTAGAAGGGCCGGAGACCAAGGGCGTCGATCTGGTCGACGAGCAGCTTATGAACGCTGTCCTGGATCGAGATCTGATATTCACGCGCGCAGATGATGCGAAGCTTCGTCCGCGCCGCCAGGCCGACAAGTACCCGAGCGATCGACCACGACTTCGCCGATCCACGTCCGCCGTAGAATACCTTGTACCGGCTTTTGACGTGCAGTTCCCGGAAGGCGACCGGGACGTCAGGGAGCATCTGCCCGGCAACAATTCGCCGGCCTATCTCACGCCGGATTATCTCCGGGTTCGCCAGCGCCGTCGTCAGGGCTGGATGCAAGTTGCTGGGAGATTGTGAGAAGCTCATTCAATGTTTCGGGCGCGAGAAGCGCGAGGTTCAATCCATCCGGGCAGAGGGGATCACCATCCGCGCCGGTGACTTCGCGACGATCGCGCCAGAGTTCTGGATGTCTGTTCTTGAGCCAGAAGATCAGCGCCGTCGTATCAGGAGCCGCTGCCTTTCGGACGGGGACCACAACAACTTCTTCTTCCGTCCGAACCTTCTTGCCGTTCTCGAAGAATTCCTTCTTGACCTTGATCGCTGCGTCTTCGGTCCATTCAGCACCTTCGGCGCGATTGAAGAGCCGCTGGACGATGTGCATGTCCGCGCGGGTCTTTCCGCCTTTTATGGACTCCGAAAATTCGGGGTGCTCAAGCTTCCAGAGATTGATTGTACTCTCGGAGACATCGAAGAATTCCGCGAGATTTGCGTCAGTCGCTCCCATGAGTAGGCAAAGGCGATAGGCTTGATCGCAGTAGGCTGGATCATACTTGGTGGGGCGGCCGGGGCCTGGGGTGCTCGTGTCGTCGGTCATTGCATTGTCATGAATTCATCGAACGCCTGTGGGTCGACATAGAACCCATCGACGGCGCCGGTGCTGGGGTTGTGGACGGCGATGCTGGACTGCCCGTAGCAGGGCAGATGTCCGAATATGAAGGCCGCGACGATACTCACGCTGCGCCTGTTGCGACACGGGTGTAGTGATCAGCGTGCTGGGTATACTGCTCTGCGAGCATGGTGTGACCGGCGAACCGGGACTCCTTGGCCAGGTCCTCATACCGTTTGACGATCTGACAGGAGAAGCCGCGTACGCGCACGTCGGGGCCGTTGCTGGTCATCACCTGGCCGTGGTGGCCACTGGGATGGAACGGGCAGTTCTCAGCGGCAGGGTATTTCCTGTCGCGGTCGCGGCGTGACATGCGAGCCTTTGGTCATGAAGTTGAAGAGAGGCCCTCAGCCGTAGCCGTGGGCAGGCGACGCCATTCGGCGGCGGGGGTTACCGGATAGAAACTGGTGCACCGCGTTTACGCGGCGCAAAAAGCGCTGACCGAAACCAGCGAGTTTGAACAGGGAGGTTCACGTCTGGGAGACGTAGGTGCGGAAGCACCATAGGCCGGCAGAATATAAATCGGCCAGCCTAATAGAAAATTACATCAGAAAACTTCGCGCTGTCAAGAACGTTCTGCATTCAGTGTCAAAATTCCCATTTTGCCCCAATGTTCGACGTCCATTTTAAGCATCCGCTCGTAAGTAAGGCCTGCAAGGTCGACGATCTGCCCGAGGGGGTTTTCGGCCGCGACTGCCCCTATGGCGCGCTGCAGCGAGATGTCGAACCAGTCCCGCTTTATCGCGTAATCCTCCAGGGATCTGTGCACGCGGCTCTGGATCTGACGGTCAATGCCCACGGGCAGGCGGCTGAGTTGCCAAAGCCGGATGTCGAGATGGGTGTGTATGGAAAGGCTTTGGAACCGGCTTAAGGGACGTGAGGTCTTGGCGATTTTGAAGGGACCGTGGGCCTCTCCGATGATGTACAGGAAGCAGTTTCCGAAGATGAGCGTGCGATCCTTGTAGTCGGGGTATGCTGCCTTGATTTCGCTCTCGGGCAGGATCATGCGCTGCATTGGTTCAGCCGATCCGTAAGGTGTCTGATGCCGTCCTCGTACCAGCGCTTTACGGTGCGCCGGTCTTCGCGAAGCTTTCGTCCAAGCCGGACCCAGTTATAGACCGGGCGCCCGGAATCCGGGTAGGTCAGCATCCGTCTGACGATAGTTTTCCGGTAGTAGGGGATGGTGATGAGGGGGAGCCACTTCTCAGTAACCATGTACATTTCGTCAATCTGCTCGATAGTGGCGCGGAACTTCGGTCGAGCGTCGTTGGCGTTATAGGCGAACCAACTGTCATCCGGGGCGTCAGGCCAGCAGCTCTTATACCCTCCGGGCCAGCAGCCATCATTCGGCTGCATCATCTGTGTTCGCCCGGCGCTTTCGACAACTGCTTTTACGTATTCAGGCGTGTAAGATGCGCCTGTGTCATGCCCCATTATCTCCCCCGATGCAGATACTCTTGTCGCTATTGTGCCGCTGCGCGATGTTTTAATCAACGTTGATGTTTTGTTGCCCAAGACTTTCGTGAAGCGTGTGATTTCCTTCGGCTTGAAGGGCTGCGAGCCTCGCTTGCGCCTGATTTTCATATCTCTTCGCCGCCATGTATCCGCATTTTCCGGCGATCTGCAAAGTTGCTATCGAAGCCGTAACTGTAGACGTATCTCTATCGAGCGCTGAAATCTCGCCTTCCGGGCTGTAACCGTGAGCGTAGCCCGGCGGGCATTTGGTAATTGGGGGTCCGTCCATTAGGCTTCACCGAATGATGTATTCAAAACTTTAATGCATCGATCGCATAGCTCCTGATCTGGAGATCCTTCAAGATGCTCGTTGTTCCAATGAATCTCAGGACGATAGCGCCTACAGCGCGGGCATTTCCCAGTGTCCGAGCGATAGAAGTGGTCGCCTTGGAAAAGCGCCTTAACACTTTCCTTAAAGCCCTTCCTGGTTAATGTATCGAAGCAGTTGGCGAGTTCTTCTGGTTCGCAGTCCAGGAAGAGCGGTTCACATTCCTCGGTCGATAGCAGAAATGCGTAGTGATCATCGACTGGTTGCGGCATCCATCCGGCGAAAAATTTGCGAACAATGTGAGCGTCGCGATCATTAAACCGGATCTTCATTACCGGAAGCCAGTCGTAGATGTTGTGAAGATTTGGAATTTGATCTTTTGACTCCGCGGCAGCGGGTGTTCCTGTGTGACCGCGATGGTCATCTGTCGTCTGGGCATTCACTAAATCGGAGCGCAGTTCGTCTACCAGAAGGTGGGATATACGTTGTTCCTTCACCAGATCGTCGTGCAGCGCCTCGGCGAAATCGCTCTGCTCGCGCCACATCCCGTACGCCGTGGCATAGGCCCAGCCGCCTGCAGCTCCGGCGATAACGATCAGCATAAAAGCTGGAAACGGGACTACCGGCACGATTAGGGCCGTTAGAATTCCGGTCTGAAGCGCAAAGCTTAGGCGGTTACGCATGAACAGCCCTCCGCTCCCAGACGCTCTGCTTCCGCCGCGGCGGATTCACGTCACAGGCGACGGCGTACCAGTAAGCGGTAAGCAGAATGGGATATGCCGCGATAAGAGCGTTTTCGACCGTCGGTTCGGCAAGCATACCGGCCAAACCGATTAAGCCGAAGACAAACTGCGCGATCCGCCAAATCCTGTCGGTTAGGTAGCGAGGGTTCTTCAGTCCTTGTCGCGCGCCGGACAGTCCGGCTGTGAGGTAACAAGCAGCACAGGCGAGCGCTACGATCGCTGCCGAGAATACAGCATGTCGCGGAACATCAGAGGCCATCCCGGCGACAAACGCCCCGGTGATGAAAAACCTCGCGACACCTGGCGGTCCAGCATTTGGAAACCGGTCAACGATCGGCTGAAAGACCCGGAACATCGCGTCATCGATGATGAGGAGAGGGTTACGCATTGTTCGCCTCCCGCATTTCCCTTCTCGTGCGGTGTGGGGCGCCTTGCTTATCAATCCAGCGTTTGACTGGGATAAGTTCGTGCGTTCCATCGATAACTGGGATAGCGATATCGACGGCCTGCGAGATAATGCCGCGCTGCACCTCTGTCGTGTCGTCCAGGAATAAGGCGTGAAGGGCGGAGCGTAGGTTATTTGGCGTTAAAAGCTCGGGGCTTCGACGGGACTGAGCCTCGGCTAAGCCGCGCGCGAGATCAGCACGTTTCACGTCTCGTTCATGGTTAACGATTGCCTCGATGGCCCGATCTATCAGCAATTTATCGGATGGTCCCGAGACATTCGAGGTGCCGAGCGTATAAAGGTTGATAACCTTATCTGGATAGCCAAGGGATAGACCATAGCTGATCTTGGTACGTGCGACCTTCTCTAGCTGATCGTTAGCACCGAAGATGGTTGCCTTGGTCGAGCTTCCGCTGTCGACTCGACGGAGCGAATAGTCGCCCGGATGCGATATAATATCCTCACATATCGCCTTCAGCAGGGGATCCGGCAAATCGCATTGCTTGTCGCCCGCTGGCTGGCCCTCGATCTCCGGAACTTCAGGGCGTTGCTGAGCCCGCTTTCTAAAAAACATCTATTTCTCCTCTCAGTTCATGCGGTAGCCCTGTTTCCAGGGCGACCTGACGAACTGATCAGGAGCGCCAGACGGCAACTAATGTTGAAACAGACAATCCTCCCCCCTTTTTTCGCAATACTATTACACGCGGCTGCGTTTTCAAAATACTTTCTGTCGACTACGCGTTTACCAGAAACAGCGACTGGCACGGTCTCGTGACGTCTTCCGGCATGTATACGAGATCAAATCGGCCGATTTTGTGCGTCGTTTCCATCGACCGAACGGGGCTGCCTGCATGCGCAGCTTCGTGGCATTCGATCCATCCGGTCCAGTCCTTCGGCTGTCCATATGGATCGGCTCCGCTGTCGATCATCGACTGAACGGCGTCGGCGCACCGGAGGCGAAGATCTGGGAATTGTTTGATCTTGCCGCAATCAAGGTCGTACTTGCGGCATCGCGGGCATTGCAGACATTCGCCGCGCAGGATGTGAATGGTGACGACTGGATCAGAAAAACCTGCCCCGCTCATCCCGCGCCCGAAGCCGCGCCAGCAACTCGGCGTTTTCCTTTTCAACCTGCGCAAGCGCGGCACGCGCGTTGCAGAGTTGAGACCAGATCACATCACTGTTCCACCGTTCGCCTTCCCATATGTCGCGCGCCGTCGCATAGGCCCATCCTCCAGCCGCTCCGGCGATGCCGATCAGGACAATTGCGAGGGGCAGGAGAGGCGATGGGTGGCCAGTGAGCATGAGGCCGATGTTGAGCCAGGTGAAGGCAGCGATGGTCAACAGTCCTGTGTTAAGGGCAAAGACCAAGATCATCTTGCTAAACCTGCGAGGCGGCACCACGAACGCAGCGGCGACTAGGGAGGTTTTATCCCACATCTCACGCATCATGTTGTCTATTTCCGCTTCTGGATCTGTCAGTTTGTCTTGACTCATAATTCCCTCCCCTGTTTCGGCCACCATGTCACAACCGGAACGACACCGCAACGACAGTTTTGAGCTGAATATCAAACGCCGACCAAATAAAGCGCCTCACTCGGCCTCGTGACGGCCACATAAAACAGCTGCTGGGCTTCCAGTAAATTATCCCGTTCCCGGCGGCGGATATCTCCGACGTCTACGAATGCTTTCTGGAAAGTCGAGCCTTGCGAGGTATGGACCGTCATACCGTAGATCGACTGCATCCGCGCCAGTTCGGCCTGGAAGTCATGCAGATGCTTCCACCGGTATCGAGCGAACGTCGCCTCGTCCTTGATACGGTCAATCACCCGGTTATAGGCGGCTTCATCTGAAGGCGTGTGGACGGTGACGGTCCCCCCTTCGTCGCGTTTGAGTTTGACTCGCCAGCTCGGGATCTCGGCTGCCCAGGGTCCGCAATCGCCGCAGGCCTCGAAGTGATACGAGAAGCTATCCTCGCCGATCTCAAGGACAGTAGCCTCCTCGTTGGTGTTCAGCTTGATCTCGCTGTCCTTGATCACCGGCGCGCGCATGAGGGCGCGTTCGCCCGGCATGAACGGTGTGGGGATGTTGTCGCCATACCGGAATCGGCGGATCTTGGTGTTGACCTCCGCTACGCGCGCGTTTGTCCATGCCAGGAAGCGGAAGGTGTCCGGATCGGCCTCGAACTCGGGCGATGTGAACGCCTTCTCAAGCCACGCATCTGCGGACCTCCCGGGCATGTATACGCCGAGAGGGGGAGCGTTCGCAGATTTGCACCACGACCAGTCCATCGGACCGCCCTGCGCCTTCCTGATGGCCGTCGCGGCGTCGAGGATGGGGTTGCCTGCGGCCTGGCGGACGATGATGTCCAGGTGACTCCGTAACGGCGTGGCGAAGGTCTGGCTTTCCCTCTCCTCGACGGGCGGGAGCTGGGCAGGGTCGCCGACGAACAAGACGAACGAATTCTGGAGGTGGCGCCGGATGTGGCCCATCAGATCAGCATCTACCATCGAGCACTCATCGACGACGACGACATCGGCCTTCACCGGCTCGGCGTGCTTGGCACGCTGGAACACCAGCCGGTCGCCGTATGGTTTGGCGCGAAGGCTCAGGAGGCTGTGGATCGTCAGGCAGGGAACATCGCCCAGCCCGCACTGTTTGAGCTTCTTCGAGAGGACCGCCACGGCCTTGTAGGTGGGGGCGGTCATGGCGACAGACTGGCCCGACGCTTTGAGTGCCTGCGCGACACGCTGCATCAGCGTGGTCTTCCCGGTCCCGGCATATCCAGACAGCAGAAAGTGCCGGCCCCGTTTGCGCGCTTCGAGGATCTCGCCGAGGGCCTTCTCCTGATCCGGTGTGAGGGTTAACTCTGGTTCGGCTCCATCCGTCACATAGCCCCGCTCTCTGCAGGCGCGCAGCCTGCCAGGGCCATACGGACCATCTCCGAGACGCGGGCTCTGCTGGCCTCACGTTCCTCTGGTGTCATTGGAGGATCAGGCTCGACGGCTGCAGCCGCGATGATGCGCTGACACAGGAACAGGGCCGCTCGTTCTTTCGAAACGGCTTTCCGGCAAAGGCCTACGATGTCAGCCGGTACGGGCTTGCGCTTTCCGTTCTTCAGCCACTCGATTCGGGCTTCCTCGATCGCCCATTGAGGAAAGCCTGATAGGCAGGCAATCCAGTCGTTCTTGATCGCGGTGTAGACCGCGGCCGGGAGCTGCACGGTGTAGAAGTGGGTGAGAAGTGCCGCGATCGCTCCAGTCGACCATTCTCGCGTTGCTGGGACAAGCACCGCATGCAGGCGCTCCATCGAGATCCGCGCCGCCTGTTGCAACTCCGGCGTGATAGGAGGCATGTCGGTTATCCGCCAAAGCCCGGTTTCGATGTCCATCTCAAGGCTATTCGAAATCGGGGATGCCGAAGCCGGCAAACATGTTCTCGTGCGCGCTTGGGGCGCGACTTGGTTTCCTGCCATGGTTAAAATCTCCTTTCACAGCAAAGAGGCCCGTCCATCCGCGCAGGATGGATTGGTTGATGACGTCGGTCGGGTCGTTACCCTCCTGACGAAGCTTTTCGAGTGACCTGACAGCAAGGCGAAGGGCATGATCGGTCACGCCGATCTTCAACGCCTTGCGGTGATCCATGTATGCTTTCCAGGAGGTTTCCGGAATCCAATCCGGACGCAGGAAAGCAGGCTTAGGAGTTTTGGATCCTATACTATCCTTTCTTTGTTCTTTGTTATCCTTGTTACTATTTGTCCCGCTTCTGTCCCGCTTTTGTCCCGCCTCTGTCTCGGTCTGCGTCCCGCTGATGTCCCGCACATCCTGATAAAGCGAGTAGTTACAGACAGTTATGATGATCTGCGCTGTCCCGCCCTCCGTCTCGATTAATTTCCACTTTCTGAGCCGTTCGAGGAAGCGCGCAGCCCTGTTGCGATGCCAGCCCCACGCAGTCGCGAGAAAACGGATTGAATACGACAACTGCCCGCGCTGGATGGGAACGGGGTTCCCTCGGATGCTGACTAACGTCTCGGCGTACGCCGCGTTTTCAATAATCCAAACCCAGGCATCTCGGTCAGAATATTCCTGACCTGCAAAAACAGGATGCGACTGCCAGCCGCGTTTCATCGCGTACCAGCCAGTCATTTTACTGTACTTCTACAAGGCGTCACGTCTCCCCATGCGCTTTCCCGGCCTTGGATGGCCGCTTGAATTCTGGTGGCGGAACCGGCCCGGTCTGCAATGCCGGGATCAAGGGCGCTTAAGAACCAATGAAAGGCCCCGGACCGGTCCGCCATAGACAATAAAAAACGCGCCTTAAAGCGCGCTGCGCTTAAGCTTATACGACCGGATTGCAGACCGGTGGTGAATCATCACCATGACATAAACGTAGCCGAATCAATGCATCGATTAAATAGGTACGTATTCCTCTTTTAAACTTGGCTCAGCCATCTATCGTGTATTTTAGTCGAGAATCCTTCCGGCTGTGCGGAGGGCGGAATGCCGTCAGTGCGCTTGACGCAGTATTCCATCTCGTCGTGCGTCTCATTCCATCGGCGCGAAATATACGCATTCTGCCAGAGGCTGGCGAGCGCACGCCCGAGTTGATCTGCATTCGAGAACTCGGCGTGCAGTGATGATTTCGTGGCCGGGATCAAGCGGATATTTTTGCGCGCGATCGCGCAGAGAACGGATTGGCGAAAAGCTTTCATGCGGCCTCGCCGTATTTCCCGGCCTGGTCTCCCCACGAAGTCCAATTCTTGCGGTCGGTCTGGGAAAACAACTCCAAATAGGGGCCGTCGAACAGATCCTCGATTAACGGATACATTTCGTCGGGTTTGCGGCTGTGTTCACGTCGGATGGTGGCAACGATAGCACCGATGTCCAGAAGGTTTTCAGGTACATCTCCGGTTAACAAGCAATTGCGCGTAGAACGGTTCTTAATGGCGGGCTCGCCGTGGGTGCCGACAAGAAAGAGTTCAGCAGTCCCTCGCAGGATAAATCCCGTGCCGAAAGCCTGCTTGCCACCGCTCGTGAGCTTGGTCCAGGGGCCGCCAGTCTTGTACTTGAACCCCCAACAGGCCATTAGATCGAGTGCTTCCTGCAGCATCGGGAAGACCGCCCACATGATGCAAACGGAGTTCGGCGCTGTAGCAAAGACGATCTGGTCCCGCATGGCTTTCAACTCGTCGAGCGTCATGCAGTCGTAGTGAGCCTGCGGGCTTTTCTCGTATCCCTTCTCGGAATACATCTGGTACGCCCACGGCGGGTCGCAGTAAATCGTTGCGAATTGACCGGGAGGAAAGGGGGTCATTTGGCCTCCTCGTTCACTACCTTCAGATGCTGAACGTCAGGGCGGTCTTTGTACCTCGCGTATAGCCGATGGATTTGAGCGGACGCAGGATCGTGCGGCCGGTCATAGCATCGTTCTGTTCGCTGCGTCGGCTCAGCTTCGGGGTGCTTCGGCTTGAATGTGATGATAAGTGCAATACTCACTGTGCGTCCTTAATTCCATAATCTTCCCTCAAAATCCGCGCGACCTGGTTCACGCAATCACTTGATGATTCGGCAATGATGAATCTGTGGTCGAAGCCAAGCGCGCCCAGCAAATTCGCTCGCTTTTGCTGCGCCTTGCTGATTACCCCGGTCATAGTTTTGAATTCCAGGATCAGCATCCTTGGAGGGTGTCCGATATAAATATCCAGGTCTGGGTGCCCGATTTTCATTCCCATTTTGATGAGCTTGAAGAGCGTATGCTTCGGGCGTTTGCCTTCCACGGGCGAGTGGTTGAACGTCAAGTGACCCCGGTTCTCAAGGAATTCGAGATACTTTATGGTCTCCATCTGACACTGGTCTTCGAGGCGCGTATCGAGGGTCATGCAGCCTCAGCTCGTGGCGGTGGCCATTCGATCTTGCAGATGCGGTCCCTGACGGATTCCCTCGCCCACAAGGGAGGCGTGGAATAATCTACGTGCGGACCGACCGATGCGACCACTCTTTCCAAGGCAGACCTGGCGTCCCTCGGGTAATTCAGGCGCTCCGAAAGGATGATGTCTCTCTTCAGGCCTTCCATGAGCTGGCGCAAAAGGGACGGCGCCGCAGCTTCCGTTGCGTCTGTCATAGCCTCGATCCACTCTTCCGGCATTTCGAACGGGGCAATGTAGAGCTTGATTATAGCGTAGCGCTCTTCAGGTCCCGGCAGGGGGATGTCGAGCTGCATTCCGAAGCGCCGCCATAAAGCTGGATCGAGGCTGCCCGGACGATTGGTTGCCGCAATCATGCTTCCGTTGAACGCTTCAATCCTTGCAAGCAGGGAATCAACGACGGAGTTGTGCGACCGATCGGATGCCTGGGAGACGTCAGTGCGCGCGACGCCGATTGCGTCGAACTCATCGAGAAACAGGATGTATGACCCGGCTTGATCGCGGACGCTTTCGAACAGATCCGCGATGTTATTTTCCGTTTCGCCCACATATTTGCTTTGGAGACGGTCGAGATGAACGCATACTAATGCGATCCCCAACCGCGCCGCCAGATGGTGGGCGAGGGTAGTCTTCCCGCACCCCGGAGGGCCGGACAGAAGGGCGGTGCGTCTTGGGGATACCCCGACAGCGGCAAGCTCCTCCTCGCACCGGATCTCCGTCATCCATTGATGGACCGCACCTCGGACGGCACGCGGCAAAATCGGCTGGATCGCGTCCTCTGGGTATAGAACGGTGGCCATATCCCGTAAGGCGGTGGAGAGCACAAACTGAGTCGACCTCATTGCTCGCCCCCCGCATCAGGTTGCGGAGTGTCCGGCTTCCGCCGTCTGAACGGCTCGGGAATGTCCATCCCATCCGTGCCCAGCGCAGCGCACCAGGCTTCGTCCCAGATGGCCCTACGCTTGTCACCGGCGGCGAACGGGTTGCGCGTGACCGGAATGCCTTGCAACGCAGCCTCAGTACCCATCGCGCGTGCGTCGTCCGCAGATACTGCGCTATGGGGGTCAACCGGCTCGTCTTCTGGTTCGTCCAGCGCCTCGTGGCCCGGCGCACCATCAGGGTCATCGTGCCTTGGAGGGGGAGCGGACAGTCTGCGCCGTGCAGCTTCGCCGAGAGGAGTGTCAAAGAGCATGCCGAGGGCAGCTCTATAGATGTCCAGAAGCGCTTCCTGCTCATCCCGTTGCTCTTGTGTAAGCCGGCGGAGCTTGATAATCGCATTGATCGTAGGAACATCGAATCCGAAGCTCTTCGCTTCCGCTTTTACTTCCTTGATGTCATCGGCGATCCCTCGCTTCTCTTCTTCGAGACGTTCGATGCGTTCAATGTAGGACAGCAGTCTAGCGCCAGATACGCCACTTACTTCAGATGAGTCGGCTTCCGCCTTTTTATTGGGCCTCGCAGCCATTGGTTTTCCCTTTCTTGTTGGGCCTTGCGGCCGAGTGACTTCGGCGGACGCACCCGCGAGGATGCGCCCTGCGAAGTCACTTCTTCTTCGCGGTCTTCGGCGTGGGTTTGCCGCGCATCGGGCTTTTCGCTTTGACCGTGACGGAAGCCTTTGTTGGCGACTTGACCGGCTTCGCGGCTGCTTTCTTCGGTGCCGGCTTTTTCGCAGCATTCTTCGGCGCTGCTTTCGCCGTGGGCTTCTTGGTTTTCGTGGCGGTTGCCATAGAGGTTCTCCTTCTTGTTTTTGGGCCTATTGGCCTGAGCCGATCTGGCTCACTCGAACGCCGCCAGAGACGGCGTTCTGGTGAATCAGGCCGCGTCTGATGTGGTTTCTCCGACAGCGGGGTCCGTGGGAGCAGGCTTCTGCGCAAAAAGGTAGAGCGATTCCCGTAGCAGATAGCCTTCGAGCGGCCAGATCTGGCGGAAAGCGTCGTCGTAGGCGATCTTCTCGCCGAGGTCCTTGTTGTAATTTTCCGGGTGTGCGCAGGCAGACTTGCCGACGACCTGGAATCCGTTGCGCAGCGTGACGACGCAAATCGTCATTGTCCCGTCAGAGATCCGCTCGAATTCGACACTCGTGATAACACTCTCGATCCGTTCTTTCGTCACAGATACCGCAGGTCTCTTTGCGAGAAGCTCGTCGCGTTGTTGGTCGTCAATCATGATCGTTTCCTTATTTGTTTTTGGGACGTAATGCCCGGATTTAAGATCCCACTCTGGCAGGGTGCTCCCAGCTTCACTCGATTTCCCTGATTTCAATTACAAGCCCAAGGGTTGGCCGGACCTTTCCGCTCAAATGCTTGCTGCGGGGAGTGGAAAACCTCCATCGAATGCATCTAACCCGTGTTGCTCCGGGTTTCAAAGTTGGGCTTCACCGCGAAACCGTAGTCCTTCTGTTGTCGTTGGCGCCCCCGGCCACCAGATGGCGCGGTGCATAGAATGGCCTTCGATCGATGTAGCTACACGTTGCTACCGACCATCCGGACTTTGAATAACTCACTTGCTTCATCGTTAAACTGCCTTGTCGGGTGGCAGAAAAATGTCAGGCCGCAACACGTGGCGTCTTATTCGTCCGTCAGAGCGTTTGTGGATATAGTCCGCGCGCTCGGCGGTGATGCGGTAGGCATTCTTCACCATATCAGAGACCCATTGTTGGGAAACGCCAAGGGCTTCAGCCATAAGATGCTGCGTGCCGTAGAATTCTACCGCCCTCTTGATCTCTTTAACCGCCGCGATGTTATTGCGCACTTTCTTCATGGATAAATAAGTACCATCGATAACTGATACCGGACAAGCGGTAAGAAAGTGGAGTGGCAAGAAAGCAATAAAATTACCTACAAAGGACTTTCTTGTACCGGGGTTTCGGTATAATGTTCCGTTATTAAAGGTTGAGGATATGACGTATTTACCGCTCACAACAAATTACCGGAACAGGATGGCAATCGAGTGCGATCCGCTTCAGGAGCTTAGAGCAGCGGCTGATATTCTTCGGAATGAAGGTGATATCGAAAGCGCCCGTCTTCTCGGCCTCGTTGTTTTAAGGCGCGAAAGCGAAGCAAACTTCAGGAGCAAGAATGAAAGCGAGCATTAATATGACTTGTGAGCGGCAATTAAGGGCCGAGCGGCGGTTCCTTGATTGGATGTATGCAGCCTTCGCGTTAATCGTGCTCGTGGCGGGTGTGCTGTGAGAATTCCTGCAGCAATCATGGGCAATCTGATCGCAGCATGCTTCCTCGTGGTAGCAGGCGGAGTATGGATGACGGTCCCCGATCATAAGACCGGCCTGCTGGTCATCCTCGCAATGGGGATCACCTCGGTGGCGTCCTTCTCGGCTGGCTTTCTCTACGCAATGGGGGCGCGCCATGCTGGTCAGTGAGCTTTTAGGGCTTGTAGGCACAGTGCTTGCGATATGTCTCGCTGCGGTCTTCTGTGTCGGGTTATCGATCTTCGAACTGATCCTCACCTATCGCTGGCCGCTCGTAGTGATCGTGTCGGCCTGGATGATCGCGCGCGCGATCGGGGGGCATGTATGAGACACGCACCTCTCTCACATGACGCCATGGAGTGGTCGGAGGTTCAGCGGTTTATCGATGAAGCCGCATCTCCTGACTACCCGCCGATCGATACAGGCGTGAAGCATGAACCCGGCATCTACTTCGGTATGCCGGAGGCGGAATATCACGCAATACCGGCGCTGTCCTCCAGCGGGATAAAAAGGCTGCTCATCTCCAACATGGACTTCTGGGCTGAGAGCTGGATGAACCCGCGGTTCGAGGGAAACGAATCCGAGGCGATGGCGCTCGGCTCGGGATATGGTGTTCGCGTTATGGAGGGAAGGGAAGCATTTTACTCCCGCTACGCTGAGGCGTTTGATAAAGCCGACTATCCAGACGCAGTAAGTAAGGTCTCGGAATTGACGGCCTGTATCAAGGACTGCGGAATTACGACCGGTCTGAGCAAAATGAACAAGCAGGAATTGATCGATCTGCTCAAGGTCACCGATCCTTCGGTTGAAATTCTCGACGAGTTGAAAGCGCAGCACCTTGCCGAACACGATGGCAAGGAGTTTCTCACCGCAGACAAAATCAGAGAGATCGAAATCGCGGCCTACATGATCGAGAACGATCCGGAGGCCAGCAAGTGCTTCAAGGGCGGCTATCCTGAAGTCACGGTCATCTGGATAGACCCGGTTACACGGGTGCCGATGAAGGCCCGGTTCGACTTCCTCAAGATCAAGGCAATCGTTGATCTTAAGTCGTTCAGCAATCCAATGGGGAAGTCTCTCTACAACGCCATTGCCGCGACGATGGCAAGCCGGAAATACCACATACAGGCCGCGACCTACCTTGAGGCAGATCGGTTCGCGTCAAGGTTTGTGCGGGCAGGCCGAATTTTTGGAGAGGCCGACCCCGCATGGCTGGAGGCCTATGCCGAAGTCGAGCCCGTCGAACGGTCATTCATCTTCGTCTTCCAGAAGACCGGGATCGCGCCCGTTACTCGCGTCCGGGAGTTCAGCCGCGTTCTGGAGACCTACAAGGTCGCGGAAGCCTCTGTCCGAGACGCGCAACATCGGTTTGCGAAGTGCTGGCACCACTACGGAACAGATCCCTGGCTTGATATCAAGCCGATGGAGCAGTTCGGGGATGAAGAGTTCCCTATCCATATCATGGAAATCTAAGAGAAAGAGGAGAGATGTCTGAAGACTTCGACTTTAAGATTACAGAAGCAAAGCGCGAAGCTGTCCCGCCGCTAATATCGCTTTGGTCTCAGTCCGGTGGGGGGAAGACTTATTCCGCGCTCCTGCTGGCACGCGGGATCGTTGGTCCAAACGGCAAGATCGCTGTTGTGGATACGGAGAATGGCCGGGCGAAGTTCTATGCGAACGTGTCCGCACCCTGGTTCCACTTAGATCTTCAGCCGCCTTTCACTTCCGAGAAATACAGCGCGGCGTTCAAGTACTGTGAAGACTGGGGGGCGGACATCATCATCGTCGACTCCGGCTCGCATGTCTGGGAAGGCGAGGGCGGGATCATCGATCAGGCCGAAGCCGGGCGGAGCCGTTCAAACCGCGAGCTGGACGGCCTGGCGAAGTGGAACAAGCCGAAGATGGCCCACAAGCGCATGATGAACAAACTGACCCGCTCCCCGATACCGGTCATCTTTTGCCTGCGCGCCAAGGATGCATCTAAGCAGATTGGGAAGGGGAAAGAGGCTGAGATCGTCTCCGTCGGCTGGCAACCGATAGCAGAGAAGAACTTCATCTACGAGATGACGGTCGATCTGCATATGACGAAGGATGGCTACTACGACCTTGAGACCTGCAAGACGATCCCCGAGGGGCTGAGGAACATCATCGTCCCGGGTGGAAGGGTCACTGTCGAAATGGGACGCCAGATCGCCGAGTGGCTGGGTTCTGGTGCTGCTGTGGATCCGGAGTATCTCCGGCTCAAGCGCGACGGCCAGGACAACGCCGTTCAGGGCGTTGAGAAATACAAGGCATGGATCGAATCCCTGACTCACGCGCAGAAGGATCTCGTCCGCCACCACCACAAAGAGTGGCAGAAGACCGCCAAGGACGCTGATGCGGGCGAGGAGGGCATCATGACTTCCGCGCGCACCTCTCCCTTAGATGATGGGTTCACGCCCAAATCTCGCGGCTGCGACAAGTGCTCCGGGAAGGGGTTTGTCGCGTGGAAGGATGAAGAGACCGGCGACGAAGGCACCGAGCCTTGCGAGTGCCAGAAAGTCGGGGGGGCGTGAGACGGAAGAAGATCGATAAGTCCGTCCTCGCCATAGGCATTGCGACGCGGGTCAGGGATGAGAAGCACCGCCGTTTCATCGCCTCGCTTCCGTGCTGCGTATGCGGCGCTCAACCCCCGACACAAGCCGCGCATATTCGGCTGATGGGGGCTGGAGGGACCGGTCTGAAGCCTGGAGATGATCTGTGTGTGCCGATGTGCCCGCAGGACCATCACCAACAGCACCAGATTGGAGAGGTGACGTTCTGGGGCGGGAAATTCGAGGCGGCGCAGACGCTGGCTGCGGCTCTCTACGGGATCACTGGTGATGGATTGAAAGGGCTTCGGCTCGTCACGGATTTTAGGTTGAGACGTTAACTGCCCTTCGGGGCCAAGAAAGGCAAAGAAGCCATGACTTTGACCGTCGAATTCAAGAAAGCTTCCGAGACTGATGGTCTCATGCCGTTTCAGGCAAACCTGGTGCTGCTTAAGGCAGATCGAACCCTAATTCAGGGGCAATGGAACGGCCTTGAATTCGTCGATTTCGAGACCGGCGATCCCGTATTTGGAGTGGAGGAGTTCGCGGTGCTTGAGCATCCGCTCATGCCTTCAACGCCAACACTGCGTAATTGATCTAACTATTAACGGAGGAAATGATATGCATTTAAGAAAAGCCGCTTTTGCGGCATGCCTGTTGTGCGCCGGCTGTGTGTCGGCCGGAACGCGCGTCACCACTGATCAGGTTGCTGATTTTAAAAGGGGCGAAGCCACGCTTCATACTGTGCGTGGAGAGCTTGGCGAACCGACCACAATAACCGTCCTCTCCGACGGTTCGGAGACGGACTGCTACACGTTCGTCCAGTCGGCGGCAAGGCCGGAGAGCTTCATCCCTGTGGCCGGTCTTTTTATCGGCGGCGCGGACTCCCGTGCGGATTCGACGTGCTTCGAGTTCTCGAAGGATGGCGTCCTGAAAGCGACGACGTCGAGCACTTCCCGTGTCCGGTCCAGATTGGCAGGTGCTCAATGAAGCGCACTTTCAGAGCCAAAAAGGGTGGCCCGCAAGCCGTAGACATCGAGGTCGGCGCGCGCGTACGACAGGAACGCAAGGCACAAGGTATCTCGCAAGAGCGGATCGCTGAAGCGCTCGGGATCACCTTCCAGCAGCAGCAGAAGTACGAGCGCGGAGCAAACCGGATCAGCGCCAGCCGTCTGAAGGCGATCGCCGACTTCCTCGGTAAGCCGGTGGGGTTCTTCTTCGGAGACGGCAATCCGGCTCCAGTCACTGCCGACCCGGTCATTGCCGATTGCATTGGCCTGATGCGCGGGTTGGACCATGAAGGCAGGCAGATCGTCAGGAACACGGCGAAGCTGCTTTCGGTCCGTGCCGATGCTGGCGGGCGGAGAGTTGCGGCATGAAAGCGCGCCCTATCCTATTCAGCGGTCCTATGGTTCGCGCCCTGCTTGACGGCATGAAAGTTCAGACGCGGCGGACAAAAGGTCTCGAAGAAATCAACGAGGAGCCAAGCCGATTTGCGTTCGACGGAATGAGGATCCGCGACGGCAACCTTTACGCCGATTTTACGGATTTGCTGACAAACAACCCGGTTCACGTAAAGTGTCCCTACGGCCAGCCCGGAGACCTGCTGTGGTGCCGCGAGACATGGCAATCGCTTGGTTGTCACGAACACCTCAGCCCAAGGGACATACCCGTCGGATCGGATGTTCAATATCCGGCCAGCTATGACGGTTGGGTGAGCAAGCACAGGCCCAGCATCCACATGCCACGATGGGTAAGCAGGATCACACTGGGATTGACCGACGTTCGCATGGAGCGGTTGCAGGAAGTCAGTCGAGGCGATGCAATGGCCGAGGGATGCCCGTTTCCAAATCTTAACGGAAAGGCGGTGGGGAAAACAGACCCGATCGCTTGGTTTAGTGACCTCTGGAAGGACATCAACGGTCCCGAAAGCTGGGACGCCAACCATTGGGTCTGGCCGCTTTCGTTCAACGTCCACGCGGAGAACGTCGATAACTTGCTGAAAGCGAGGGGGCCATGAAGCGCATTCACAGCTTCTTCCTCGTGCTGACCGCGGTCGCGGGTATCACCCTGACCATCTCGGCTTCGATCTACAGCTACCGCGCCGGGGTTGCGGCTGGCACGGATAAGGGCAAAGCTGAAGTATACGAGAAAATCATGGGCGGCGCGGTTTATAATCTCGGCGCCCTGAAAGAACACGGCAGTAAAGGGTGAAAAAGGCGAGTCGAACAGGAAGTGAGTGGTGTACGCTGCGTGTTTTTCTGGTATTCTTTCTGCGTAAAGCGGTTCGTGTAATTGAGCGGGCTGTTCTCCTGGCCGGAGCGACCTGGGCACGTCGAAAAAGGCCATTTATTTAAGCGTCGTCAGAACACATGCGGCAGGGCGATTTAACCAAGGAGGAAGAGAAGATGACAGAGAACGAATTCAAGGCATGGTTTGAGGGATTTTCAGAGGGCATTGACGGGTCGCCTACTGAAAAGCAGTGGGAACGCATCAAGAAACAGGTCAAGTCGATTACAGGAACGCCTGTCACGGAGCGCGTGTTTGTCGACCGCTATTGGAGGGATAGCCGTCCTTGGTGGGAAGTATCGCCAGTGCGCCCATTTTACGGAGTGCAACTATGCGCAAATTCAGCCGCAGGCGCTGGCGACAAAGGCATGAACGCAACATACGAAGCCCCAGCGGAATTCAACAGCGTGAATGCAATGTATACTGCCGGTAAATATGACGCGACACATCTTGAATCCTAACCCCTTCGTCACAGCCCACTGCACGGTGGGCTGGAATGAGTGGGCGGCCCGTAAGTTCTGAGCATGGTGCGGAAGACGCCGTATAAACCAAGCCCCACTCAAGCGCTTTGAATACCTATGGGTTGGAGATGATAAAAGACCCCGTTGACCACATTTTACGGCCGCAGCTGCCATGGCGCACAGATGGCGGTATTACCGAGTGCGGCTATAACGCTGCAAAGGTTTCGACGCTTACGCGGGAAGAGTATTTTGAGCGCGTTAAAAGCCTCGGCCAGCGCCGCGCAGCCATGATGACCTGCATGACCTGTTCGGATACGGCAAGCAGGTGGAAGACATGGGAATACGACCCGCGACAGGCCATGCAGCGTGAGCTGACCTGGGAGGTTGGCAATGGTTATGGCCGCCCTAAGCGAGGATGCCGGTTGAGGGATGAACTACTTGCTATCGCTGCGTTAATTGAGGCGCACAGGAATGAGTTTGAAAGCCACATTGCGGAGACTGAACAGCGACGTGAGTGGCTGGAAAGGAAAGAGGCTTTAAGCAAGAGATCGAAATGATAACCGCTTTGAAGGCTTGCCATCCATCTGACGCGGGTGGCAAGCATTGAGGGCGGCAGCGTGAAGAAATCGCAAACACGCAACATGACGATGTTGGTCGGCGATATGCGGAAGCAGAACCGATCGCGGAGCCTGGATGACCACGCTTAGCGGCCTCTGGTTAACAGGTGCGACACGTATGATACCGGTTCGAATCCGGTCGTGCCAAGCCGGAGTAGCGGCCGGCCCGCCCTCAGCAAATCTGACCTTAAGCGGAGCCAGCGACGTGGAAAAATTCGACGACTATCTTGCCTCCACTTCATGCGCGCCGAAAGTCAGAGCTAATGTCTACAGAATAAAGCCTGATCTCCTCAAGCTATATGAAATGGATGCTGAGAAAATTCAGCGGATCAGGAGGCGACTGAACGACCTGGCGCGGAAGCTGGGGCCGCACAAAAAGCAATACGTTTTCGCGGTGCTATGCATCGTCAAGAAGATTGGTGCTGATGTCTCCAACTCGTCTGGAGCATTCCAGCCGTATGATGCTCACGTCGTCAGCGATCACGCATTCTGCCGGGCACTCGAACGATTCTACGGCGTGGATGTTAGGGCGATGAAGGACCAGATTAAGAGAGAGTTGGTTGACGATGAGCGCGCTGTTCCTGTGAAATCAGACGGGAAGATTATCACGTTCCTGCCGGCTACGCCGCCGGCCTGAACGCCATGCGCAGCCCGATCCGCTGCGCGACCTTCGAACCGCGTGCTGCAAGGCTGAACCTTGCCACATCAAGCGTTTCCTTTTGGCGCATCTGGGCCTGAAATCCAGCGGTGGTCTTTTTGTTCAGTTCAGCCACGCGGCGCTGAAACTCGGTCGCGGTTTCCTTTGTCTCCCGCCGGGAGAGGTTGCGGATCACGTTCGCCCACAGGTGATCCTGCGTGATTCGCTCGCGCACACCCAGCGGGCGCCGGCCTTCGGCTTCCCGCATCTCCGCGCCTTCAGAGCCGATGATCCATGACGTAACCCTGTGGCGGGACATACCGACATAGGCACGGAACCCATCGACGTTCTTCGATCCGCCCGGTAGGGCCAGTATGTGGCGGTCTGACGTGAGGCCCTGTGCAGCGTCGATCGTCAGCGCGTCACCGTAGGCCAGCATTACCCGTCCGTCCTCATCGCGGATGCGCTCCCACCTGATGAGCGCGATCTTCCCTGACTGCGCCTTGACCTTGATCCCGTGTTCCAGCACCTCGGCGATCTCAAGCACTGTGCCGTTGTTGCCGATATGGCCGTCCCGTCCGTTGCCAAACAGGGCATGTGTCCGTTTAAACAGCCTCACACGGTCTCCGGCTGCAAGGGCCAGGTCGTAGGTATCACCGGCCTTATCGACCGCCTTGAACACCGTTCCGCCCTCGATGCCACGCCGCTTCCGGATCGCTTTCCCGATGGCATGGGCTTCGGCATTCGTTGGAGCGCAGACGGTCGCTGATTCCGCCACGGCAAGATCAGCGATCCGTTCGACGGCTTCCTCAAACCCGCCCGGCACAAGCTCGGCAGTGGCGTCCTTCCGCTTCGCACCGATGGCCTGCTCGATCTCGCCGTCACGGAACATGCGGGACAGTTCCTGTTCGCGTTCCGATTGCTGGCGGACGGTGACAAGGATCTCCGGAATGGCGTCGCCAAGTGCTTCCCGCAACAGATCGATGACCGGACCCGCGGTCACGCTCTGACATTGACGATGATCGCCTGTGGCGATGACCTGAAAGCCGAACTTCGCCTGCAACCGCAGGAGCCGAAGAAATTCCAGCGTGCCGACCTGACTGATCTCATCCAGAACGACGACGCTGCGCCTGCCGAGTTTGAAGCGCCCGCTTTCAGCCCGGTCGAGGAAGGGCTGCAAGGCCCAGACATTCAGGCCGTGTATGCCACAGCCCTTCAACTCCTCGGCCTGCCGCCAGGCCTGCGCGGTTCCCCAGACATCATAGCCCCGGCGCTTATAGGCGTTCGTCAGGTGCCGGAGCGTGGCCTTGGTCTTACCCGCGCCTGCAGCTCCGATCAGCAGCCCGAACGCGCCGGACTTTCCAAGTTTCCGGGTGGCGGCGTGTTGCTGCTGTCCTGCCTTGCCGTCGTACCGCACATCCCCCTGCGCTGCGTCGATCTCCCTTTCCGTGAGCGCCCGCGACTTGTCCCGGTAGGCCCGGCGCACAAGGTCGATCAGTTCCCGTTCCTGCTCGATATGCAGCGCGGTCGTGACCTTCACGCCCTTGTCGGTCTCGGCCCAGTGCAGCCGTGTCAGCCGACCGTCATGGATGACGCCTTCCTTGACCATGCGCCGGGTCAGGTCGCCTATCTCCTTCGTGGAGCGGATACCCCACTGGATCAGCCCGCGCACCGCCTGTAGCCGCGCCTCCGGGCCATAGATGACGGCTTTCTCCTTGAACAGGGACGCCAGCAGCGGCAGGGCAGTCTGCAGAGCGGCATCCGGGTCGTGGCGCTCCTCGGCTCCGGTGACCGCCGTCTCGTGCTTCCAGCCGATGGCTTCAGCCTGCGCTTTCCACGCCGCGAAGTTCGCGAGGTCGTCGGCCTTGGCCCGGCGGGTGTCCTTCGCGCCGCGCTTCAGCATGGCCACGCGGGCTTCGACCGGCATAGCTTCCCACTCCTTGCCGAGACTGCCCGCCGCTTCCCTTGCGGCCTGCCTGGCGTCCTTGGTCCGCTTGGAAAACGCGTCGCAGACGTATTGGGGGATGATTGCCAGCTTCGCCATGAGCGTGCGGTCGCACAGGTCGACCTCGATCCCGATCCTGCGGAGATTGGCGGCAAGGAAGGCTTGGTAGACCGCGCCGAACTCCTTCTTGCGCCCCCAGTGGAATTGCATCGTATCGATAGCCCGGAACTTTCCGTCCTCGCCTACGGTCAGGTTCGGGACGATGTTGTGGCTGTGCAGTTCTGGGTCGCCCGGCATGTTCGGCGCCAGCGTGTAAAGCTCTGTGCCGACCACGCCCGTGACAGGGTCGGGGCGGGTGATATCGACCGTCGCCCTCGCGGTGAAATGGTTGATCGTGATCCAGGCCATCTTAGCCGAGGCGTTCGACTGAACCCCGTTCCGTTTGACTCGGGTGCCTACGGTTTCCTCGACGTACCGGAGCGCGGCGGCGTTGGCGTCGATATGGCACTGAAGGATGGAATAACGCTCGGCGTCGGTCTTCGCGTGCGCCCACGCAACGGATACGGATTTCGGGGCTGAGAAACACAGGTCCATCCCGGAGACGCGGTGCTTGCCGTCTTTGGTTTTGAGCGCCTGTTTTTTGCCGGGAAGATCGGCCTTGTCCGCCCGGCGTCCGGAGAGGATCGCGCCAAGGCGCTCCTCGGTCAGGGCTTCACCTGGTTTGAGGTCAAGGGCTTCTGCAAGGCGCGTGTCGATGTCCGGCCTGACGTGCGGAAATGCGCCTTCGGTGGAGCGGCCGTAATAGTCGGCCAGCTTGATGTGTTCGTCGGGAAGAGTCTGCTCAAGCAGGTGCGCCGTATAAGCCGAGGCTTCGGACAGCGCACCCGCGGCAATGGCCCGGAAGGTCAGCACGCCTCGTGAGGGCTGCGCAGGCGAGCGGATAGCGTATCCGGCATCGCCTTGACGCGGGCGTGAATGTCCATGACCGCTTCGTGGATGACCGCGATAGCGTCTCCGTCGCCCGGCTCGGCCAGTTGCGCCAGCGACTCCTGCATGGTTTCGAGCGGCGGCAGGAGGGACAGCATGTCGTTCCGCAGGCCATCGATCCCCGCGAGAATGGCATCAAGCTTTTCGTCGATCGACAT